ATCCAGCGTCATCGCCATTCACTGTTCGTGAATTGCATCAAATTGCTGAAGCGATTGGGTGTGATGTCAGTGAGTTCTTCGTCAGAGACAAAAAATCATAAGTCGCTGACGCATGAATCGAAAGGAGAATCCGAAATGAGCATCAATATTCCGGCCGAGACACCGGATGAATCCACGAACCCGATCTCCGTTGAGGAGTTCGAACGCCTGCACCCGGCGATGCTTGGCGCGATAAGGAAAGCCGTCCGCGAGGAATTGGAACTCTCTCACGCGGACGGCCCAACGTCAGCTGATATTCAGCGCACGTTTGATCTTCAACTGGTCGTTCCGGATGTACCGCTGGTATTCGGCGATGCCCTGCACGGCATCGGCCAGCGACACGATGGCCTGCTGAATGTTTCCGGATTGTGCGTAGGTCTTCGCGTCATTAGCGGAATTCACTGGATCGCGTTGCATGTTATCACCTCCCTTCTTTGCGCGGGTCTGCTCATTCTCCCACTCGGCAGGAAGGCCCTCAAACGAAACACGTCGGAAAAGCAATCGGCGCTTACCAACGCATGAAAGGAGCGGGCGCGTGATGGATGACAAAGAGGTGTTCGCCGCATTGGCGGCGACGTTGAAGCCGATGAACACAACGAAGGACATCGCGGACAACTGCGGCATCAAGGAAGGCACCCTGGCGTACTGGCGTAGCGCGGGCATCGGCCCGAAGTTCGTGAAGGTAGGACGAATCGTCATGTATCCGAAGGAGCAGATGATCGCCTATTTCAAGGAACACCTCTACCAGAGCACATGTGAATACGAGGGAAAGGAGTCGGCATGAAAACGATTCGCAAGGCCTGCGTGCAGGCAGTGTTCGACGAGTTCGAGACCCAGGGCGAAATAGTCCACCAATTCAACGGGGATGCGGAGGCCATGAGGCAGCTCGGCCACATCGTCGGCTACGTCGACCTTGACGTCACCGGAATAGTGGATCTCGTCATCGACACGATCAACGAGGAGCTGTGATGGTACTCAGGAGAATCGACGCGGAAACGTTGCTGACGCCACCCGAACCGCCGAAGGCGAGCATCGTCATGCTCGGCATGAGCGGATACGCGGTTCGCATCAGTCCGAAAGGCGGGGCCCAACTCGTGGAACTCCTGCCCGACGGCGCCTGCACGCTCGCATCCATCACCGCGGGCGAGCTTGAGACATTCGACTACCAACTCCACAACGAAACGGGAGGCACCAGATGACCGACAACGATTTCCGTATCGAGGACCGGAAGGAACGCGAGGCGAAACGGCCGAACTATCCGCTGCGCAGGATCAAGTTCCTGCTCGCGGTCGTCGGCCTCGTCGCCAGCGTGACGCGCATGCTCACCTGGCATGGCGGGAGCCTTGCGGGCGCGCTTGTGGTCGAGGGCGTGTATCTCACCACCGCGTTGTGGCTGACCGTCAAATTCGCACCCAAATACGACGGAAAGGACGACAATCATGCCTAGCGGAGCCAACAGCCTCCAACTCCACATGAAGTACGCTCCGGTCAACCGCGGCAGCATCCACTACGGCGCATCCCGAAGCCACGGCCACCACACTTCGCCGAAGACATGGAGCCAGGAGACCGGCATCGACCTCGACCGGCTCCTCCACGACGAACGCGAGTACATCACGCGGATGAGACGCCGCACCCGGCGTGACATCGACGTGAAACCACGCATCCAACGCGTGTACGAGACGATCATCGCACTGCAGATGGAAGGAGTGACGCCCAGCAGCCACAAGGCGGCCTTACGGCTCAACATCCCCCGGAGCACCGTGATGGGCGACGTGCACAGGCTCG